CTCGCTACACGCAAAATTGGAATGCGTGGATTTGTGACCGAAATCCCAGGTCACATTCACCTGAATTCTCCTCTTATGTACACGCTCCTAGAGTTTATACCACTGCTGGTTTGGTCAACTACGTCCTAGGAGAAGGCGTATATCGTCTCGGCCGTGATCAACGGCCCCCTGTCTTCCTCCCTCAAGCATGGAGGAACTGTGGGCATGATATGAATAGGAATCACCCAGCATCGGGCAGTGTGACCACTGCTGGCATTTTAAGGGATTCGACCCAGCCTGGAATTTCCCCGACTCAACATGATTGGCCCACAGGGGAGACGCCTAATCCGTCTCTGGACGCAGCACCGGATTGCTTGTGGGATGGTGGGCGACTAACCCCACCAGAGCCCGCGCGCCGGTTCGCCACGAAGCCATTCCATTCGGGAGTTCCAACCTACGAGCCTCGCGACCCGCAGACCAGTTTTGCCATGTCTTAGACATGCCAAGGTGCCTAGCTCCCGTTCACTAGTGCTTAAGGATGGCAAATCCAAGGGGGTGACCAAACCCCCCCGCACCAGGACCTTCACCTCAGGCGCATGGGGTCGTGAACTCAACTGACTAACTGAATGCAGTGCCCAGTGCATTCAAGCAGAATATCTGTCCACGCGGAACGCCGGCAGGCTCGCCACTCCGGAGGGAGCGATACCAAAACAAGTTTGTCATAATCGGCTCCAGAGTGTTGAAGAATAAGCCTGGGTTTCGGGCCGGACACCACCTACGGCCCCACAACCCCCATCGGTTGGGCGTTCATCAACCGTCCGTTGCATGCATGTTGTGTACCCCATCTCACCATGGTCGTTTCTTACCATAGTCCCGGGACTTTAATTTCGGCGGTTGCCAAAATGGCGAACCAATTAACAACGACAACACTGCAAGTGAAACTAAACTGGCGAAGTGCATGGCGGTCTAAGACCGCCAGGTCTTGGGCAGGGATTCCCTAAAATCCGCCCAGAAGCAGAGCGTGTCATAGAACCATACGTAGTCCTGGAAGGCATTCTTCTCCGTGACGGTCATCTCAAAACCAGTCGCCTTCAGCACTTGGTCCTCATTCGTGCAGGTACCATTCAAGTAGCGTATGTGATCAACGAACTCTCCTTTGTCGTCCACCGTCGCGCCCACTTTCATCTCCAGCTCAAAATCGACATCCCATTGGCACTCCTCGGCAAAGTTGAGGAACTTCTCTGAGATGGTCGGAACACTGCCGGCAAATTGGTAGGCGCGCGCGATGGCCGCTGAACCTGCGAGCCGCATAACTGCTGCTCGATCGCCTTCGTTGAACGCTTTCGTGATCGCAGGGGAGCAGGCGGTCCCCGATCTCGTGAACATCTTTTGGATGTCCGGGCACATCATGCATTCACCTTTGTCATCAACCACGGGACCACACTCATCTAGTCCCATGTAATATCCCGCAAAAAGTGCCCTGTCTTCGCGCAACTCTATTTCCATGTTAAAACCGATGCGCTCCCAAAACTGCAGGATTTGTACGTGCAACTGTCTCCCCTTTGGTATCTTCGGCGACGTGACCAGGAACGAATCGTCACCCTCGAACGCGCTGTTGAACCACCTGTTGGTCCCGCACACATCCACCCCGTTACGCACCTTCGGATCCAAAAATATCTCCGGCTTGTCGAAAATCGCGCAATGCCAGCACACAAAATTGATCCACCAGTTAAGGATAGATGTGCCGCGGTG